TCAGCTGTCAGTGGTGCCGGGGAGCCTGAACTCGTCGAAGCGGATGACCTCTTCGCCCAGCCACTCATTCACCTGTAGCAGCTTGGCCTGGATGGGCTCCAGTTCGTTCATGGCCCAGATGGCTGCAGCGTCCTTGATCGAGCCAAAGCCGCCAGCGTTCTGCGGCACGATGCCCATCAACTGCGGCGGAATGCGCAGCGCCGCGAGCAAGTCGTCGCGACTGATGTTCTTGATGGCACCGAAGTCATCCTTGGCCGCTACCTCACTGATGGGGATTAGCTGAATGCCGTCCTTCTTCCCACCAGGTGCGTACATGAACAGGTTGCGGAAGTTGCCCGGCCCTTTGCTGTTCTTCATCGCCTCGCGCAGATCGGTGACGAAACTCTCGTCCTGCACCGCGTCGTGCATGTACAGGATGAACCCGGCATGGCTGCCGTTCTGGTAGTACTTGCGACGGAACAACGTGGCGCTCTCGTTCAGCAGCGCGCTCTGCAGCGCCGCCATCCACTCGGGCAACCCGTAAATCTCCTGATTGATATCGGCCTCGCGCACGTGGCAAATGCTGCCGGTCTTGAACTCGTGCTCATCCTTCCAGCCGCGCACCTGGTAGTAGCTGTCGAGATCCACGCCCCGGCGCACGTACTTCGCCAGCACCGGCTTCAACCCCATCGCCTGGCGCAGCATGTTATCGGTCTTCTCGAGATAGGCATTGCCGCTCCAGCCCCAATCCATGGCGAACTGCTCGAAGGTCTGGCGGCTCAGCAGCCTGTGCGGCTTGAACGTCCGCACCAGCATGTTGCGGCGGAAGTTCAGGCCCGATTGCAGATAGACGCTTGCCTTGGTCGACCGCGCCAACCCATCCAGCGAAACCGGCGGCTCGTACCACCGCCCGTTGGCCCAGCACTCGAGATAGTCAAGAATCTCGCGCCCATCCAGCACCGGCGTCGGGTCGCCGAACGTGAAGGCCTGCGCGCCTGCAGCGCCCTGCGCGGTCAACACCTCGCCCTCAAGCGCCGGCTTGGCAACAGCAACCTGCTGGCCGCGACTCCGTTTCCTGCTCATCTAGCAAATCTCCATGATGGCCGTGTTGGATGAGGTCCTGCCTTCCAACGGCTCGTTGAACAGCGCATGGAACAGCGCCCACGCCAGGTCAGCGTGACCCGTCGCCTCGCTGCGCCCTGCTGTGTAAGTGAATGACTTGCCACTCGGCGTCATCGTCTTGCGAATGGCCATCAGCGATTGCGCGATATCCGTGGCGCCGGCGTCGAACTCCAGGCGCCCCTTGCGCACCACGTCCCATGCCTTCATCACCAGCTGGGTTTTCACCTCGGGGCTGTAGCTGAACGTGCGCAAATTGGGGAAGAACTGCCGCACCAGCTGCGCTACCCCGGTACCCATGCCCGTGGTATCGATGCCGATATAGGTGACCCAGTAGATTTGCGTGAGCTGGCGGATTTTCTCGGCCTGCGCCTCGAAATCCATGCCCCTGAACTGAAAGCGATCGAGCACGCGAAACTTTCCGCCCGGCTCGGTCGGCGGAGCCAGCACCATCAGACCAGCGCTATCGCCGTTCTCAGCCGGGTCGTAACCCAGCCACACCTGGCGGTCGCCAAACGGGCGCGCCGCGAACGGCTTGAAGTCCGGCCAGTCCCAGCTTTCCACCATGCACGGCTGCAGCATCGTCAGCGGGAAGATGCTGTCGCCGTCGTCGACAAACTGGCACATCAGCAGGTTGTCGAAGGCCGGCCCGTCGTACTCAAGCCGCAGTTCGTCCAGATCGAACAGATCGCAGCCGCGCGCCTCGGCGTCCAGAATCGTCACGATCTGCCGCCAAACTTTGTCGTCGCACAACCGCCCCATCTGCAGCGCGTCGTGGCTCACATCCTGCTTTATGTGCTGCGCAGTCGGGCGCCCCTTGTTCAGGCGCTCCCCGGTCCAATACACATAGGCCGGGTGCGCCATCGAGCTCGGCGTCGAGAAATACGTCTTGCGCCACCGCTTGTGCAGCGCCATGCCCGACGCCACCTTGTTGATCTCGGCGAAGCCATGCACCCAGAAAAATTCGTCGAAGTAGAAATTGCCGCTGCGCCCCTGCGCCGTGCGGAAGTTGGTGCCGAGGAAGTGCAGCTCCGCGTTGTTCCACAGCACGATGGGGTCGCCGGTCAGCTTCACCCCCAGCGTTTCGTTCAGAAACGCCTGCATGTACGTTTTGAACTGATGCGCCTGCGCTTTGCTGGCGGATAGGAAAATCTGGTTGCGCCCCGTGGTGATCGCATCGATCAACGCCTCGCGGGCGAAATAGAACGTCGCCCCGATCTGACGCGACTTCAGAATCATCCGCGTGCGCTGATTGCCAGCCCGCCACCAATCGAGCTGATAGTCGAAACAGCTATCGCGGAACGCCTCAACCAGCGTCTCGATCTGCTCTTCGCTCAGCTCGTTGCGCACCGGCGCCTTTTTCGGCCCCTCGTTGCGCTTGGCGATGTTCGGGTTTAGGTCCGTTTCCGTGCCGCCGCCCTGGTACTTCTGAATGCGCGCCTGCCGCTCCAGCTGGCGGTGCAACAGGTCAATTTCCTTGAAATCGCCGCTGGTCTTGCCGTCCTTGAGGATCAGCTGCACCAGGCGCGCTTCCAGCGCCCCGCCGATCCGCTCGACGTTATCCGCCCGGTCCCACTCGTCGCGGCTTTTCCAGCTGTGGACCGTGCGCTCTTTCTCGCCCAGGTAATCGGCGATATCGGTGACGCGCCAACCCGTCCAATACAAAAACTTGGCCTGGCGGCGGTTGTCGGTGAAGGGTGCGGGCTGAGCGATAGCATTCATGGCGCCGATGCTGCCGCCCGCGCGCGTGAGCCCCTACCGGCTGGCGTCGTACCGCCCCCCGCTCCGCCGCCAGCGCGTTGCCGCGCCCTGCCCAGCTGCCGACCATGCCCTCAACGCGAAACCCGCACCGAGGATTCCCAAGCATGTCCGCCGCCGCCAAGAAATTCCGCTCCAACTGGTTCCGTGTCGCCGTCGAAGGCGCCACCACTGACAAACGCAAAATTGAGCGCACCTGGCTGGAGCAAGCCGCCAAAAACTTCAACCAGAACACCTACGGTGCGCGCGTCTGGCTGGAACACATCCGCAGCGTGCTACCTGACAGCCCATTCAAGGCGTACGGCGACATCACCGCCGTCAAGACCGAAGAAGTCGACATCGCCGGCAAGAAAAAACTGGCCCTGTTTGCGCAGATCGAGCCGACCCCCGAGCTGATCGCCATGAACAAGGCCAAGCAGAAGATTTACACCTCGATCGAAATCGACGACAGCTTCTCCGACTCTGGTGAGGCCTACATCGTCGGCCTGGCGGTGACCGACTCGCCCGCCAGCCTCGGCACCGACGTCCTCGCCTTCTCCGCGCAAAAGCCGGACGCCAGCCCGTTCAAGGATCGCCACTACTCCGAAACCTCGATGTTCTCCGAGGCCATCGAGACCGAACTCACGTTCGAGGAAATCGAAGACACCCCCAGCATGTTCGCGGCCCTGCGCGGCAAGGTCAGCGAGTTGCTGGGCAAGAGCAAGGAAAAGGAAGGCATGGACGCCGCCAATTTCAGCGAGCTGGGCGCCCTGATTGAAGACCTGGCCGACCACGGCGCCAAACAGGCCGAAGCCTTCAACGCCGTGAAAGCCGACCACGAAAAGCTCCAGGGCGACCACAACAAGTTGGCCAGCGACTTTGCCGACCTGGTCAAGCGCCTGGAAAACACCCCCGAGAAAAAGTACAGCCAACGCCCGCCGGTCACTGGCGGCGGTGACCACGTCGTCACCGACTGCTGATCAACAACGGACACGCAGCCGCCAAGGACACCGGAGTAATTCCATGCGCAACGATACCCGTAAGCTCTACAACGCCTACCTGCAACAGCTGGCCGCCCTCAACGGCGTCGACGACGTAACCACCAAATTCGCCGTGGAGCCGAGCGTCGCCCAGAAGCTCGAAAGCCGCATTCAGGAATCCAGCGACTTCCTGTCCAAGATCAATATCACCCCTGTGCGTGACCAGGCCGGTGACAAGGTTGGCCTAGGCATTTCCGGCCCGGTGGCCAGCACTACCGACACCAACACCCAGGACCGCCAGACCCGCGACCTCAGCTCGCTGGACGAACGCGGCTACTTCGCGACCCAGACCAATTTCGACACCCACATCCGCTACGCCAAACTGGATCAGTGGGCCAAATTCCCCGACTTCCAGGCACGTATCCGCGACGCCATCATCAAACGCAGCGCGCTCGATCGCATCATGATCGGCTGGAACGGCACCGCCCGCGCCGCCACCTCCGACCCGGTTGCCAACCCGCTCCTGCAGGACGTCAACATCGGCTGGCTGCAGAAAATGCGCGCCGAGAACGCCGCCCGCGTCATGACTGAGGTACAAGCGGCCAGCGGTAAGATCCAAATCGGCGCTGGCAAGGACTTCGAGAATCTCGACGCCCTGGTCTACGCCATGGTCAACGAGTTCCTGGAACCCTGGTATCAGGAAGATTCCGAGTTGGTGGTCATCTGCGGTCGCAAGCTGCTGGCCGACAAGTACTTCCCCATCGTCAACCAGAGCCACGCCCCGACCGAGACCCTGGCGGCCGACTTGGTCATCAGCCAGAAGCGCATCGGCAACTTGCCGGCCGTTCGCGTGCCGTACTTCCCGCCGAACGCCCTGATGATTACCCGCCTCGACAACCTGTCCATCTACCCACAGGAAGGCACACGCCGGCGCACCGTAGTGGACAACGCCAAGCGCGACCGCATCGAAAACTACGAGTCGGTCAACGAAGCCTACGTCGTTGAAGACCTGGGTTGCGCCGCCCAGGCCGAAAACATCGAGCTGAGCTGAGGCCTGCCGCCATGACCAACCCTTGCCGCCAGCACTTCCAGCGCGTCACCGCCGCCCAACAGGCGGCAGTGGTTGCGCCTGGCCAAACCATGGCCGAATCCAGCGCCTATGAACTGCAAATGGCCCAGTTGCACCAGCACTACCAGCAGCTCAAAGGCATCCAGAGCACCCAGGCGAAAGAGGAACTCAAGGCCAAGCTGCTGCCCGACTACGCCCCCTACATCGCCGGCGTGCTCGCCAGCGGCCAGGGTGCCCAGGACGAAGTGGTAACCACCATCATGCTCTGGCGCTTCGATGCCGGTGACTACCAGGGCGGGCTAGACATTGCTGCCTACGTGCTCCAGCACGGCCTCACCATGCCCGACCGCTTTGCCCGCACCACCGGTTGCCTGGTGGCTGAGGAAGTCGCCGAAGCCGCGCTCAAGGCCATCAAGGCCGGCAGCACCTTCGATATTGGCACCCTGGCCGAAGCCGACCGCCTCACCGCCGGGCAAGACATGCCCGACGAAGTGCGCGCCAAGCTCATGCTGGCCATCGGTCGCGTGGCCGCCGCCCATGTCGCCCCCGAGAAACCGAACACCGCTGACGTTCACAGCCTGGAAGTGGCCCGCCACTTCCTCACCCGCGCCCTGGAGCTGCACGACAAGTGCGGCGGCAAACGCGACCTGGAGCTCGTCGACCGTCAGCTCAAGAAACACGCTGAGCAAAAGCCCAGCTAACCGAGCCTTCCCCCGGCACCCCGGCGGCTCGGGGCTGATCAGCAGGTAACTCCTTCCCGCGCTGTGAAGCCCCGACCACCGCCGACTTATTCGAGCGGCCTGAAATGAGCGGATTCGTAGGCAACGCACCCGCGCAGCCATTCAACCTCACCAACGACGGCTTCTGGCCAGACATCGACGCCGCCCACCTGCGCGAGCGTCAGCGCATCGGCAGCAACGTCACCAACGCCCGCCTGGAAGAAGCCGCCGTCGCCGCCATGATCAGCGTCAACCGCGAGTTACGCACCCTCAAGCTGCGCTACATGGCCCAGGGCGCTGAAACCCTGAAAGACGTCCCAGCCGAACAGATCCAGGACGAAAGCGAACTCGTCCACACCTACCGTCGCGCCATCTACAGCACCGCCAGCGCCGAAGTGGCCGAGCGTTACCGCACCTACTCCGCCACCAACAGCGGCGCCGCCAAGGGCGAACAAGAAGAGCAAAGCGCCGACGACTACCGCCGCGACGCCCGCTTCGCCATCCGTGACCTACTCGGCATCAGCCGCTCAACCGTGGTGCTGCTCTGATGGACACCCTACGCACCGTCCAGGGCGACACCGTCGACGCCGTCGTCTGGCGTCACTACGGCCGCACCGCAGGGCTGGTCGAACTGGTGCTCGACGCCAACCCCGGCCTGGCGGACCTCGGCCCGGTGCTGCCCAACGGCACCTTGATCAACCTGCCCACCGCTGCGCCCCAGGCCGAGCAAAGCCAGATGGTGAACCTATGGGACTAATCTACCTCGCCCTCTACAAGGGCAAGGGCCAGCTGTTCAACGCCCTCATTCGCGCCTGGACGGGCTCCGAGTTCAGCCATTGCGAACTGGTCATGCCCGATGGCCGCTGGCTCTCCGCCAGCGCCATGGACGGCGGCGTGCGCGCCAAGCGCATCGACTACAAGCCCGAGCACTGGCACCTGATTCCCGTTCCCTGGGCCAACCCCAAACGCATCGAGCAGGTATTCGACCAGTACGAAGGCACCGGCTACGACTGGGCCGGCATCTTCTTCAGCCAACTGCTGGCCCGAGGCATCCACAGCCAAAGCCGCATGTTCTGCAGCGAGTTCTGTGCCGAGGCCCTCGGCTTCACCGATATCGGCCAGTGCTTCAACCCCATGCTCATTGGCCGCGTAGCCGAACGCATCAACCGCCTGCCGTTCGTGCAGCTTGCCCATTCCCTCAACGAGGGCCACCCGGATGCCACATATGCCTGACCGTCCTGAAACCTGGGCCATGCTGCTCGCTTGGCTGGAACACCACCACCCGCTGGTCTACGCCGCCGTGCTGTCCGCCACCCTCGCCGCTGCGCGCCTCATCTACAGCGGCGGCAGCATCCGCCGCGCCCTGGGCGAAGGCTTCATCTGCGGCCTTATCACCCTGGCGCTCAGCAATGGCCTGCCCCTGTTCGGTATGCCGGTGGAAGTCGCCCCCTTCTTCGGCGGCATGGTCGGCCTTATCGGCGCCGACGGCGTGCGCGCCGGCCTCAACAGATTCGCAGCCCGCAAGGTAGACACCCTATGACCAAACCCCTGATCCTCCGCCACGGCGACAAATCCCAGGCCGTCCAGCAACTGCAATGGGCGCTCAACGCAGCCGGCGCCAGGCTGGAACCGGACGGCGACTTTGGCGACGAAACCGAAAAAGCCGTGCGCGCCTACCAGCTCAAGGTAGGCCTGGTAGTCGACGGCGTGGCCGGCGAGAAAACCCTTTCCGCCCTGGCCGGCGCCGACTGCTCGCGCCTGCTCAAAAACGCCACCCTTGTGGCCGCGGCCAAGCGCCTGGGCGTCGATCTGGCCACCGTCTACGCCGTCAACGAAGTGGAAAGCGCCGGCGCCGGCTTCCTCGCCAACGGCAAACCCAAAATCCTCTTCGAGCGCCACGTCATGCACGCCCGCCTGTGCCTGGTGCGGGGCGAAAGCGACGACAGCGCCGCGCTGATCGCCAGGGCAGACAAACTGGCCGCCCAGCAACCCAACCTGGTCAACCGCGCCCCCGGTGGCTATGCCGGCGGCACCGCCGAGCACCAGCGCCTGGCCAACGCCCGTTTCATCGACACCCTGGCCGCCAATGAGTCGGCCAGCTGGGGCGCCTTCCAGATCATGGGCTACCACGCAACCAGCCTCGGCTATGCCAGCGTCGACGAGTTCATCGCCCTGATGCACCAGGACGAAAACCAGCAGTTCGAGGCCTTCGTCAGCTTCATCGAGAAGGACGCCGCCCTGCTCAAGGCCCTCAAGTCCAAGAAGTGGGCCGAGTTCGCCCGCCGCTACAACGGCCCCGCCTACGCCCGCAATCTCTACGACGTGAAGCTCGAACGCGCCTACGAACGGCACGCCGGCTGCGGCTGCGGCGGGCAGATGAAGGTGGCGGCTTGACCACCCTGCGCCAATCCCTATACGGCCTCGCCTTACTCGGCGCCCTCGCCCTGCTGCTCTGGTCCACCTACCAGCAGCACCAGGCCGACAAGGCGCGGGCCGAGCGCGACGCTGACCGCATCACCAACCTGCAGCAACGCAGCGCCCGCCAAGCCGCCAGCATCATCCGCATGGGCAACGAACTAGCCGCCCAGCGCGCCGCCCAGCAGGACATGCAAACGGCACAGGCCGACGTGCGCCAACAGCACGCCACCAGCCAGATCCAGAAACAGGAGATAAGCCGCAATGACCCGAGTTTTAGTGATTGGGGGCGGCAGCCTCTGCCTAGCGCTGCTCGCCGGCTGCATGAGCGCCCCGCCCTCACCGGAGCCAGTGGTTACCGTGCTTGGCTGTCCCGTCGTAACGCGCTGCAGCCTGCTGCCAGCGGCGCCGCACAGTAACGAAGGCCTCAGCGACGACAGCGACTACCTGCTGTCCGCCTGGGCCGAATGCGCCGCCCAGGTCGACGCCGTCTACGATCACCAGCAACAGCCGAGGGCTGACCCGTGAACAAACCCAGCAGCCTCAAACAACACCTCATCGCCGCCGTGCCCGAGCTGCGCGGCAACCCGGAAAAACTGCTGGTCTTCATCGACCAAGGCCGCATCCGCAGCACCACCGCCCCCGGCCTGTCCTTCGAATACACCTACACCCTCAACCTTATCCTCACCGACTTCGCCGGCCACCCCGATGCCGTCGCCGTGCCCCTGCTCGCCTGGCTGCTCACCCACCAGCCCGATCTGATGCAGAACATCGACAAAATGAAAGACGCCATCCAGTTCGAAGCCGATATCCTCGCCGACGACCTGGTAGACCTCTCCATCACCCTGCCCCTCACCGAGCGCGTCATCGTCAAACGCCAAGAGGGCGCAGCCCACAGCATCGAGCACGCCCCCGAGCCACCGCTAACCGAACACTGGCCCGTCACCGCCATGCAACTCTACGCAGGCAGCGAACTGCTCGCAGAATGGAACAGCGCCCCGCCCGTGGGTGTGGATATCGAAACCCCACACCCGGTCCCAAACCGTGGCTGATGACCTGCGCGCCCTGGAGGACTGGGCCGGCGCCCTGCTCGCCAAGCTCGAGCCCAAACAACGCCGCCAGCTCAACCAGGGCATCGCCCGCAAACTGCGCCGTAGCCAACAGCAGCGCATTGCCGCGCAACGCAACCCAGACGGCACCCCCTACGCGCCACGCAAGGCCCGCCAACCCCTGCGCAGCAAACAAGGGCGCGTCAAACAGAAGATGTTCACCAAACTGCGCCAGGCCCGTTACCTCAAGCTGCAGAGCGACGCCAACACCATCGCCCTAAGCTTCCTCGCCCGTACCGCCCGCCTTGCTCGCGTCCACCAGTACGGCCTACGCGACCGTCCCGGCCGCAACTCGCCCGACGTCCAATACAGCCGCCGCGAGCTGCTTGGCTTTGCAGCAGCGGACCTCGAAATGATCCGCGACGAGCTGCTCGACCAACTCGCCCGCTAACCCTACGCCGTAACGCCCCCCGCACCGCCGCCGCGCCCGTGCATCACGCGCGCGCGGCAGCAAACATCGGCGCATGAACCCTTACGCCGAACTCCGCCGCCGCCTCGACAACATGATCCGCCTAGGCACCATCGCCCAGGTCGACCATGCCAAGGCCCTGTGCCGCGTCCAATCCGGCGCCATCCTCACCGGCTGGCTGCCCTTCTTCGCCCGCCGCGCCGGCAGCACCAACGAATGGGCGCCGGTATCGCAAAACGAACAGTGCGCCGTGTTCAGCCCATCCGGTGACCTTGCCCAGGGCGTCGTGCTCGTCGGCCTCTACTCCGCCGCCAACCCGCCCTGCAGCAACAGCCCCACCGTGCACCGCACCGAATGGGCCAATGGCGACTTCATCGAGCACAACGCCGCCACCGGCGCGCTCACCATCCAATGCAGCGGCCCCGTGAAGATCAACGGCAGCCGGATCGACCTGAACTGAGGCCGCCCATGCCAGCCGTCTCCCGCCTCGGCGACAACTGCACCGGCCACGGTTGCTGGCCACCGCGCCCCAGCACCGGCGCGAGCCCCAACGTATTCGTCAACGCCATCGCCGCACACCGCCAGGGCGACGCCTGGGCCGCCCACACCTGCCCAGCAATCCCCGAAACCCACGCCAGCGTGCTCGCCGCCGGCAGCGCCACCGTGTTCGCCAACGGTAAGCAGCTGGCCCGCGTGGGTGACCCTATAGCCTGCGGCAGCAGCATCGCCCAAGGCTCGGCCGACGTCTTCGCAGGGGGCTGAGCATGAACAGACAAACCGGCAGCAGCATCAGCGACCTGGACCACCTCAAGCAGTCCGTCGCTGACATCCTTGGCACCCGCATCGGCACCCGCCTGGCTCGCCGCGAGTACGGCAGCAACGTGCCGGACCTGATCGACGAGCCCTTCCACGGCTCGACCACCTTGCGCCTGTACGCAGCCACCGCCATGGCCCTCATGCGCTGGGAGCCGCGCATCCGCATTACCCGCGTGCAACTTCAACGCGGCAACGAATCCAGCACCGGTGTGCTGGATCTCGAAGCGACACGCGTTGACACCAACGAAGCCATCAACCTGCAAGTGCCGCTGGCACTGGGGGCCAGCGCATGAGCTTCACACCCATAGACCTCAGCCGCCTGCCGGCCCCCGACGTCGTCGAGCCACTCGACTACGAAGTGATTCTCGCCGAGCGCAAGGCCGCACTGGTGGCCGCCTTCCCGCCTGAGGAACAAGCCACCATCGCCGCCCGCCTCGCCCTGGAGTCCGAGCCACTCACCAAACTGCTGCAGGAAAACACCTACCGGGAACTGGTATGGCGGCAACGTGTCAACGAAGCCGCGCTCGCCACGATGCTGGCCTTTGCCGAGCGTGAAGACCTGGAGCACATCGCTGCGCGCTTCAACGTCCAGCGCCTCACCATCATCCCGGCAAACCCTAACGCCGTGCCGCCTGTGGCCGCCGTCATGGAACTTGACGACAGCCTGCGCGAGCGCACCCAGATGGCAATGGAAGGTCTATCCGTTGCCGGTCCGCGCAATAGCTATATCTTCCACTCCCGCAGTGCAGACGGCCGTGTTGCAGACGCCTGGGCTCACAGCCCAAACCCGGCCGAAGTCGTGGTTACAGTACAAAGCGCCCTAGGTAATGGCAGCGCCTCCGCCGAGCTGCTCGCCATCGTTCTCTCCTATTTATCCGATGAAGACCGCCGTCCCGTTGCTGACCGCCTTACCGTACAGAGCGCCGCCGTGTTGCCCTACCAGGTACAGGCCGTTCTGCACCTCAACACTGTAGGGCCAGAGGCCGAACCCATTCGCGCCGCGGCTGAAACCCGCCTCGCCGCACTGGTCACCCAACGGCGGCGCCTCGGTCTGGAGGTCAACCGCTCCGCGCTGGACGCCGCCCTGCACATCGAAGGCGTCAAGCGTGTCGTCCTGATCGGCTGGGTCGATATCGTCGCCACCCGCCAGCAGGCGCCTTATTGCACTGCATATAGCGTCACGGTGGCGGAATGAGCACCTGTCTGCTGCCCGGCAACGCCACCGAGCTGGAGCGCAACGCCGCCCAGGCCCTGGCGCAGATCGAGCGCGTACCCGTACCGCTGCGCGACCTCTGGAACCCGGACACCTGCCCCCTGGAGCTACTGCCGTACCTGGCCTGGGCGTTTTCGGTTGATCGCTGGTCACCCGCCTGGCCCGAGAGCGCCAAGCGCGCCGCCATCCGGGCCGCGTACTTCATTCACGCCCGCAAAGGCACCATCGGAGCCCTGCGGCGCGTGGTGGAGCCACTGGGCTACCTCATCACTGTTAGCGAATGGTGGCAGACAAATCCGCAGGGAATACCCGGCACCTTTTCACTCGAAATTGGCGTGCTCGAAACCGGCATCACCGAAGACATGTACCAGGAGCTCACCTTCCTGATCGACGACGCCAAACCGGTTAGCCGCCACCTGACAGGCCTAGACATCAGCCTTGAAACCCACCTCACCGCCTACTTGGGCGTTGCCGTAGTCGATGGCGACGAACTCGACGTTTACCCCTGGCAGACCCCAGACATCGACGTCGCAGTGAAAGCGCACGTCGGCGTCACCACCACCATCAATGACGAATTGGACGTATACCCATGGTCGACGTAAACACTCAGTTCGGCGGCTTCCTGACCACCCAGGGTGCAGCCAAAAAGACCAACTGCGACGCGCTCGGCGTGCCGTGGCAGCTCACCCACATGCGGATTGGCGACGCAAACGGCGCAGACCCAGTACCAGCCCCCGGCCAGACGCAACTGGTCAATCAGGTCTACCGAGCGCAGCTCAACCAGCTCTATGTGTCGCCCGCCGACCCTAATGTCCTGGTCGCGGAACTTGTGTTGCCGCCCACCGTAGGCGGCTGGTGGATTCGTGAACTGGCCCTGGAGGATGTCGACGGCGTGTTCTCGGCCGTGGCCAACTGCGCCCCGAGCTACAAGCCGCTGTTGGCACAGAACAATGGCCGTAACCAGGTGGTGCGCATGCACATCATCACCGACGGTACGGCCAACATTCAGCTCAAGATTGACCCGTCCGTGGTGCTGGCAACTCGCGCCTATTGCGATCAGCTCGTCGCCGAAGCACTGGCCCGGCTCGACGCCAAGGCCAGCGTCAAAGTAGCGACCACTGCAAACCTCGCCGCTCTGTCCGGTCTGCAGAACGTCGACGGCGTGGCGCTGGCCGCCGGTGACCGCATATTGGTCAAGAACCAAAACACCTCCATCCAAAACGGCATCTACATCGTCGCCGCAGGTGCCTGGGTGCGCGCAGCGGATGCCGACACCAGCGCCAAGGTAACGCCCGGCATGACCGTGCCGGTGGAGCAAGGCGCGGTCAATGACGACACCATCTGGGAACTCACCACCAACGCCCCCATCACCCTCGGCAACACCGCGCTCACCTACGAGCTGACCGCCGCGCTCAATGCCACCCAGGTGGACGCCGAGACTGGCGCCAACAACACCCGCCGGATGACCGCATTGCGCGTCTTTCAGGCCATCCGCTCAGCTGCTGCCAAGGCCACCGAAACACTGCGCGGCGTTATGCGCATTGGCACCCAGGACGAGGTGAACGCCGGCACACTCGACGACGTGGCCGTAACCCCTAAGAAGCTCAACTGGGGCTTCTCAATCAGCATGACAGCCAATGGATACATCGTATTTCCGAACTGGATGGGCGGGCTGATCCTCCAGTGGGGGCAATACTCGATGTCAACACCGGGGCAAATATTTAGCCTCGCCTTGGCATTTCCCAACAGTCATTTCATGACCATATGCGCGGACAACTCTACTTCTACGACGGTTTACGCAATGGGGGCCGGAACACTTACGTTGACCTCTTTTAGCGCCTACGCCAGCGCTGGCGCAGCTTCGTTCTGTGCACTCTCCATTGGGCGTTGAGGGTAATTCAATGAAGCGCTACTACAGTCCAACCACTGGCTGCACATATCTCGACTCCATCCACGGGGCCAGGATGCCTGCCGATGTGCTTCTGCTACCTGATGAGGTCTTTCAGCGAGTCATCGCCAACCCCACCCCCGGCAAGGTTCGCAGCCACGACGCCGACGGCCTGCCGATCCTGATCGACCCACCGCCCTACGCGCCCACCATCGAGGACCTGTGCGCGCATATCGACGCGACGGCAGACCGCGCCCGCCGCGCCGTAGCCGGCGACCCACTGCGCGCAGTGGAATACGACCGCGCCCGCCTCGCCGCCGAACAGTTCGCCGCTGCTGGCTACCAGGGCGAAGTGCCGGCCATGGTTGCCGCATGGGCCATTAACGGCCGCACCCCGCAGCAGGCCGCCGACAGCATCCTCGCCGAGGCAGCGGCCTACACCAATGCCCTGGAGCTGCTGCGCACCACCCGCCTTGCCGCGAAGGAGCAAATCCGCGCACTGATGGCCGCAGGCCAGGTCGAGCAGGCCCAGCAGCTCACCGACCAGACCATCGCCGCTATCGAGGCCGCCGTCGCCGGCATCGGCAACAACGCCTGACACTCACGCCTGCTGCACCCCTTGCCCCGCCCTGTGCGGGGCTTTTTTATGCCTCGCGCCGAACCGCCCCCCGCTACGCTGCCCGCCGCGTGCAGCAGCCACGCGCGCGCGGCAGCATCAAGGCTCACTGGATCACCGCAAGCCCAGGAGCTGCAGCCCATGGCCACCGACTACCACCACGGCGTCCGCGTCATCGAAATCAACGAGGGCATCCGCCCCAGCCGCACCATCGCCACCGCCGTCGTGGGCCTGGTCGCCACCGCCTCCAATGCTGATGCCGCGTTCTTCCCGCTCAACACCCCCGTACTGCTCACCGACGTACTCAGCGCCATCGGCAAGGCCGGCACCCTCGGCACCCTCGCGGCATCGCTGGATGCAATCGCTGACAACGCCAGCCCCATCACTGTCGTGGTGCGCGTAGCCGATGGCGTAGGCGAAACCGAAGAAGCCAAACAGGCCGACCAGATCAGCAAGCTGGTCGGCACCGTCACCGCCGATGGCCAATACACCGGCCTCAAGGCCCTGCTGGGCGCCAAAGCCCTACTCGGCGTTACCCCGCGCATCCTCGGCGTGCCGGGGCTCGATGCCCTGCCGGTCGCGCAAGAACTCATCAGCGTGGCCCAGAGCCTGCGCGCCTTCGCCTACGTCTCCGCCTGGGAGTGCACCACCAAAGAAGAGGCCGTCGCCTACCGCGACAACTTCGGCGCCCGTGAGGTCATGGTCATCTGGCCGGAGTTCCAGACCTGGAGCACCACCGAGAGCGCCACCGTCACCGCCCCAGCCGTCGCCCGCGCCCTCGGCCTGCGCGCCAAGCTGGATGAGCAAGTGGGCTGGCACAAAACCCTCTCCAACATCCCCGTCAACGGCGTTACCGGCATCAGCAAACCCGTGTTCTGGGATCTACAGAACCCCGCTACCGATGCCGGCTACCTCAACGAAAACGAAGTCACCACCCTCATCCGCGAAGGCGGCTTCCGCTTCTGGGGCTCGCGTACCTGCTCCGACGACCCGCTGTTCTGCTTCGAGAACTACACCCGCACCGCCCAGGTGCTGGCCGACACCATCGCCGAAGCCCACATGTGGGCCGTGGACAAACCCATGCACCCGAGCCTGGTGCGCGACATCGTCGAGGGCGTCAACGCCAAATTCCGCGAGCTGAAAAACGCCGGCTACATCATCGACGGCCAGTGCTGGTACGACGAAGCCGCCAACGAGCCCGCCACCCTCAAAGACGGCAAGCTCACCCTCGACTACGACTACACCCCGGTGCCGCCGTTGGAAAACCTCATGTTCCGCCAGCGCATCACCGACCGTTACCTGCTCGACTTCGCCGCGCGCATCAACGCCTGATCGGCCAACCAGCATAGGAGCGCCTGACCATGGCCATGCCCCGCAAACTCAAGAATCAGAACATCTTCAACGACGCCAACAGCTACCAGGGCGTGGCCAAAACCGTCGGCCTTCCCGACCTCACCCGCAAACTGGAAATGTGGCGCGGCGCCGGCATGGATGGCGCCGTGGGCGCCGACCTCGGCATGGGTGACGATGGCCTCAAGATCGAATGGACGGTTGGCGGGCTGGATCTCATCAGCCTGCGCCAGTACGGCATCACCAACGCCAGCGGCGTGGCCCTGCGCTGGGCCGGCGCCTACCAGCAAGACGATACCGGCGCCGTTACCAAGGTCGAAGTCGTCGCCCGCGGCCGACACGAAACCTACAGCTTCGGCGACGCCGAGGCCGGTGAAGACACCGAGCACACCATCACCACCGTCTGCACCTACTACAAGCTCATCGTCGACAGCGTCGAAGAAATCGAAATCGACATCCTCGGCATGGTGCTCAAGGTAGGCGGCGTCGACATCCTCGCCGAGCAGCGCAAAGCCATCGGCCTTTAACCCCGATAACCCACCCCGAAGCTGGCCTCGGCGCACCCGCGCCGCTGGCCAGCACCTAGCAGCGAAGGAGCCACCCCATGTCCCAACCCATCTACAGCGCCCCCATCGAGCTGGCGATCCCAGTCGGTAGCGGCAAGAACAAGATCACCAGCATCACCCTGCGCCGCCCCGGTTCGGGCGAACTGCGCGGCCTCAAACTGGCCGACCTGGTGCAGGGCGACGTCAACGCCGTCACCCGCCTGCTGCCCCGCATCAGCCAACCCACCCTGGTGGAACAAGAAGTTGCCGCCATGGACGTCTACGACCTCACCGCCTGCGCGGATCAAATCGCCGTTTTCTTGCAGACGCCGCCGCAGAAGCCGACGGAAGAGGCATCCCCCGAGTAGTCGACGACGCCATGGCGGACATCGCCATGGTCTTCCACTGGGGGCCGGAACAGATGAACGCCATGCCCCTGGCGGAACTGATGGAATGGCGCGAGCGCGCCCGAGAACGATGGGAACTGCAGCATGGCGCGCGATTTAAAACTACAGGTGGTACTGCAAGGGCTTAACCGCGCCAGCAAGCCCTTCCGCGAAGCCGGCCGCAGCGCCATCGGCCTCGGCCGCGACCTCAAGGCCACCCGCACCGAACTCAAGGGCCTGCAGGCCCAGCAAAGCGACATCAGCAGCTTCCGCGCGCTCAAGGGCCAAACCGAGCAAACCGGCAAGGCCATGCAGGCCAGCCGCGACAAGGTGCGCCAGCTTTCGCAACAGCTGGCCAACACCGCCACGCCTACCAAGGCGCTCAATCAGCAGTTTCAACGTACTGTACGTGAGGCCACCGCCCTCAAGGCCAAGCACGCCGAGCAACAGCGCGAGCTGCAGGGCCTGCGCGGCAAACTCAGTGCCGCCGGCATCAGTACCGCCCAACTTGGCCAGGCCGAGCGCGACCTCAAGGCCAAGGTCACCGCCACCAACCAAGCCATGGCCACACAAGAGGCCAGGCTAAAGCGCCTCACCGCCCAGCAGCAACGCCTGGCCAGGGCAAAGGACCAATACCAGCGCACCCAAGCCTTGGCCGGCAGCATGGCCGCAACCGGCGCCGGCGGCCTGGCCACCGGTAGCGGCATCCTCTACACCGGCTCACGCCTGCTCGCTCCGGGGCTCGACTTCGACACCAGCATGAGCAAAGTGCAGGCGCTCACCCGCCTCAGCGGCGACAGTGACGAACTCAAAGCCCTGCGCGAGCAAGCACGCCAGCTCGGCGCCAGTACCCAGTTCACCGCCGGCAACGCGGCGGACGCCCAGGGCTTCCTGGCCATGGCCGGCTTCAACCCTAATGCCATCCGCGCCGCCATGCCCGGCATGCTCGCCCTGGCCAAGGCCGGTGACAGCGAGCTGGCAGACACCGCTGACATTGCGTCCAACATCCTCACCGGCTTCAACCTCCAGGCCGGCGACATGGGCCGCGTGGGTGACGTCCTGGTCGGCGCCTTCACCCGCTCCAACACCAACCTGCAAATGCTCGGCGAAACCATGAAGTACGTGGCGCCCGTTGCAGCAGGCGTCGGCCAAGACATCGAAACCATGGCCGCCATGGCCGGCAAGCTGGGCGATGCCGGCATCCAGGGCAGCATGGGCGGCACTGCCCTACGCGCGATCATCAGTCGCCTGGCAGCGCCGCCGAAAATGGCGGCCGACGCTCTCAACGAGCTCGGTATCAGCGCCAAGGACTCGATGGGCAACATGCGCGACATGCCCACCGTGCTGCAGGAGATCTACGAAAAAACCAAGGCCATGGGTGACGCCGAGCGCTCGGGCTTCCTCAAGGGCATCGCCGGCGAGGAAGCATTCAGCGGCCTGCAGGTCCTGGTGCAACAGGCTGGCAATGGCGAGCTGCAAAAATTCATCGGCACCCTGCGCGAAACCAAGGGCGAAGCCGAAGAAGTCGCCCGCGTCATGGGCGACAACCTGCGCGGCGACCTCAAGGCCCTCGGCAGCGCCTGGGAAGACCTTGGCATCCAGATCAGCGACCAGCAGAACGGCCCGCTGCGCGGCATCACCCAGGGCATCACCAAAGTTATCGGCAGCGTCAAAACCTGGGTCGCCGAGAACCCCAAACTGGCCAGCCAACTGGTCAAAACCGCCGCAGGCCTCGGCATCGTCATGGCCGGCATGGGCGGGCTGACGCTGGCCATGGCCAGCATCCTCGGCCCGTTCGCCATGGTGCGCTACGGCATGATGCTGTTCGGTATCCGTGGCGCCGGCCTGGCCAGCACCCTATTCAGCCTCGGCAAAGTCGCCCTACCGCTGGTGGCCACCGGGCTGCGTGCCCTCGCTGTGGCCGCTATGGCCAACCCCATCTTGGCGCTTATCACCGGTATCGTCGTCGGCGCCGGGCTCATCTACGAGCACTGGGACGGCATCAGCGCCTTCTTCGGCAGCGTGTGGTCAGAGATCAAGACAGCCTTCGATGGTGGCCTGGTCGGCATCGCGGGCCTGCTGCTCAAGTGGAACCCGCTGAACCTGTTCCGTAACGCCTTCACCGGCGTCATGAACTACTTCGGCATCGACATGCCCGCCCGTTTCAGCGAGTTTGGCGGCTTCCTGGTGCAAGGCCTGATCGACGGTTTTACCAGCATGTTCCCCCGCGTCACAGCGCTGATCAGCGGCGCAGCTGACAGCATCATCACCACCTTCAAAGGCCTGCTCGGCATCCACAGCCCGTCCCGCGTGTTCGCCGAACTTGGCGGCTACACCATGCAGGGCTATGGTCAGGGCCTGCTGGCCGAGCAAAGCAACCCGCTCAGTGCCCTGCAGCGCATCGGCAACAACCTGGTGGCCGCCGGCAGCCAGACCATCGGCGGCCAGGTCGCCTTCGATGCACGCGCCCCACTGGCAGCGGCCGGCACCGACCGCAACACCGGCAGGCCCATCGTCATCGAGGGCGACACCATCCAAATCACCATCGAAGGCGGCGGCGATATCGCCAGCATGCGCCGCATGCTCGAGCAACTGCTCACCGAGCGCGAACGCGCCAAGGCCGCCCGCATGCGCTCCGCGCTGTATGACCAGGAGTAACGCCACATGATGATGGCCCTCGGCATGTTCGTGTTCGGCATGCACACCCTCGCCTACCAGGAGTTCCAGCGCCAAAACGAATGGCGCCACGGCAGCACCAGCCGCATCGGCGCCCGACCGGCGCGCCAGTACCTCGGCCCAGGCGACGAAACCATCACCCTACCCGGCGTGCTGCTGCCCGAAATCGCCGGCAGCACCCTCAGCCTCGACACCCTGCGCGTAATGGCGGACACCGGCAAAGCCTGGCCGCTGATCGAGGGCACCGGCCGCATCTACGGCATCTACATCATCGAGAGCATGAGCGAGACCAAAACATACTTCTTCAGCGACGGCGCCGCTCGCCGCATCGAGTTCAGCATGGTGCTCAAGCGCGTGGATGAAACCCGCGTCGACCTGCTCGGTTCGCTGATCGGTGCCGTGGGTGACGTGCTGAGGCGCGTGCTGTGATCAACCAGCTCACCAGCGCCGCCGGGCAGATCCTGCGCGAGCAAGCCGGCCAGGCCCAGGCCGCCCTTAATTACCCGCACCCCATCTTTCGCGTGGTGGTCGACGGCCGCGACATCACCGCCGACATCACCGCCCGCCTGGTCAGCATCACCCTGCAGGACAACCGCGGCATGGAGGCCGACCAGCTCGACATTCAGCTCAGCGACCACGACGGCCGACTCGCCATCCCGCCCAAAGGCGCCACCATCGGCCTCTGGCTCGGCTGGAGTGATACCAGGCTGGTGGACAAAGGCACCTACAAGGTGGACGAGCTGGAGCACAGCGGCGCGCCCGACGTGCTCAACATCCGCGCCCGCAGCGCCGACCTACGCGAAGGCCTGGCCAAAAAGCGCGAACGCAGCTGGCACGGCCAAACCATCGGCGCCATCCTCACCACCATCGCCCAGGAATACGGCCTCAAGCCCCTGGTGCAAGTCGCCCTGGCCGCCATCGGCCTGCCGCACCTGGACCAAGCCGGCGAGTCCGACCTCAACCTCATCACCCGCCTGGCGGCAGAACACGACGCCATCGCCTCCGTGAAGGCCGGGCGCCTGCTCTTCCTCCCCACCGGCGCCGCCACCACCGCTAGCGGCTTGCCCTTGCCCCACATCACCCTGACGCGGGCAGACGGCGACCAGCACAGATATCTGGACGCCAACCGCGACAGCTACACCGGCGCCAAGGCCTACTACTACGAAGTCAACAGCGCGCAAAGGAAGGAGGCCATTGCAGGCTCCGGCGACAACCTCAAGGAACTACGCCACACCTACGCCGACCAGGCCAGCGCCCTGGCCGCAGCGCGGGCGGAATGGCAACGCCTGCAGCGCGGCACCGCCACCCTCAGCTACGTGCTCGCCAAGGGCCGGCCGGACCTGATCCCCGAACTGACCTACAGCCTTACTGGCATCAAGGCGGAAATCAGCGCCATCGTCTGGCTGGGCGGCAACGTCCAGCACTCATTCACACCCGATGCCTACACCACCAGCCTGGAGCTCACCAGCCAACTGCCAGACGGCGACGAACTGCAGAGCGATGCCGGCGAGCAATACACCGGCGTACTGGCCTGGTATCGGGACGAGAAGACGGGGCAACAGAAGAAGATCACCGAAGGCGACCAGACTAACCCCAAGCGCCTCACCCACCTGTACGCCAGCAAGGCCAGTGCAGAACGGGCGGTAAAGCGGGAATTAGGGCGAATGAAGCGTGGCGATCAAACATGAACATCCGGTAGCGCAGTAACAACAGCCCCCAGGTAGACAGAACCAAGCGGCTTAACTAGCTTAAGGCCATCATCCAACCCTGCCTGAGCTCCAAGCCATGAAATGGAAAGCACTGGTTATGCTGTCGCTTCTCTCACCTGCCGCCTTTGCAGAGCAAACGATCAACCTTGCAGCCGGGAGCTGCGAACGATTCTGCTCAGCATCCAACCCCTGCGACGGTACGGAGCAAAGCAACCTGCAGATGCATCGGCACGAGTGGGGGCTTTCCGACGCTGCCGCCAAAGGCAGATTCATGGAGTGGTACGCGGAAATTCGACAACAGGCAGAGAGAGGCGAGCCCAGGACATGGAAGTACTATGCCGTGGAGAACAACACGCTATTCGTGCTGTGTGTGGCGGCTAAAGCTGGGCTGACTTCTCCGACGCTAACGCTACGGACTCCTGGCTCAACCACTGCCACAGAAGACACGGTCGTCAAAACCTTACCGCCGAGGCCGGCTGAGCCAGAAATCGACACCTCGAAGATATCGGATGAAGACGCAGTTTTTATGGCTCGCCTAGATGCAAGCCAGGCGCAGAACGAGGCCAATACCAAGTACACCGCCGACCTGGCCTTCTACGAACTGAAAAAAAAGAACGCCGAGAAAGAGGCACCGGGCAAGAAAATTAACGACGGCAAAGCCCCATACGTAAAGGATTGCATTGAGTTTAAAAACTGGGGCTCCGGCGTCAGTGCCGACGTTAAAGAAGTGCTTAACAGGTGTAGCTACCCGGTGGCTGTCACCTACTGTTTCCGCAATCCTGCAGACATCAATGGCTGTAACAAAAGCCCTGGTTGGGGCACAAGCAATCCTATTCCAGCCAAAGGCAAAGCGCTGGCCGTCAGCGGAATTGATGGTCACTGGGTCGTCGAATATCACGAATGCAAAATGACAGACTCTACTAAACCATTCTGTCTACGCCCCTGATCAAAGTGCGTCCTAACAAGCAGCCCCGCACTAGCGGGGCTTCTTCATTCAACTGGGTAAGTCTCGCGTGGCCAGGGCCTCGATCGCTCGGCGCATAAACGCCTGTTCCCCTGCGTCGAGCTGGCGGTAGAACCGCAGCACCAGCCTTTCCTCTGGCGTTACCCACTCCTGCAAGGGCTGCACACCCTGATCCTCAGGTTGACCGGCCGCAGCCTCTCGAACATCACTACTCATCTGCATACTCCGTCATTGGCAGTTGTCCGAAAACCTTACCGCCCTTCTGAAATATGCAACCCCCAGTAAAACCGGGGCTTTCAACGCACCTCGGGCAAATCACCCCACTGGCTGGTATAGCGCGGCGAACGTAGTTCCTGCTTCATTGACCAGCCACCCAGCGCCGGCACGCGCGCCAGCCGCACAGTGCCGCGCCCCATGCTGTGGTTGATCCTGTCCACCGTCGCCATCAGCTCCGCACTGCGCGGGCGCGGCTCTGGCGCGAACAGGTCAGTCTGTATCTGCCCTGGGCTGGCCAGGTTCATCAGCATCACCCCGGCTTTCTGGTACCGGTAGCCGTCCCTGTAAATGCTCTCCAGGCCGGCCAGCGCCGCCTGCACCAGATCACGCGAGTCATTGCTCGGCGTATGCAGCGGCACGCTGGCCGTGCGTGCGTAGCGCGCTTCGTCCGGGTTAAATACCCCAGTGCGGATATACACCTGCAGTAATTGGCACACATCGCCTTGCGCCCGTAGCTTCTCTCCGGCCCGGCAGGCGTAGGTGGCCACAGCCTCGCGCAGCGGCGCCAAGGTCGTTACCCGGTTCGAGAACGAGCGGCTGCAGGTGATCATCTGCTTCGGCTCCGGCCCTTCGTCCAGGGCGAAGCACGGCTCGCCGCGCAGCTCACGAATCGTCTTTTCAAGCACTACTGAGAACTGCTTGCGCATGGTCTTGGCGTCCTGCTGCGCCAAGTCCCACGCGGTTTCGATGCCCAGCGCCCCCAGGTGCGCCTGCAGCTTGCGCCCGATACCCCACACCTCACCCAGCGGTGCATCCTTCAACAGCGCCCCCTGCTGCTCGGGCTTTGTCGCCACTACCACCCCGCTCTGGCTGCGCCGCTTTGCCGCCCAGTTGGCCAGCTTGGCCAGGGTTTTCGTGGTGCTGATGCCCACCCCAACCGGCATACCCGCCAGGCGCAGCACCTCGGCCCGCGCATGCCGGCCATAGGCAGCCAGCGGCCGGCCCAGCCCCGTGAGGTCCAGGAAGCATTCGTCGATCGAGTACACCTCGATACGCGGTGCCATCTCGCGTAGCACCGCCTGCACACGGGCCGAGATATCGCCGTAGAGCGCGTAGTTACTGCTGAACGCCAACACCCCGTGGCCGCGCACCAGGTCGCGAATCTTGAAGTAAGGCTCGCCCATGCCGATGCCCAACGCCTTGGCCTCGTTGCTGCGGCTCACCACGCAACCGTCGTTATTGCTCAGCACCACGATGGGCACGCTACGCAGATCCGGCCGGAACAGCCGCTCGCAGCTCACATAGAAGTTATTGCAGTCCACCAGGGCGAAAATCGACATCACACACCCGGCAACCGGTGAATGCAGTTGGTCACCACACCGAATATCTCCAGCTCTTCACCCTCGCCCAGGTGAATATCCGGGTAGGCCGGGTTAGCGGCATGCAGCACCGGGCGCCCGTCCTGACTGCCCAGTTGCTTGCAGGTAAAGGCGCCATTCACCAGCGCCACCACCACCATGCCCACGCGTGGGGTCAGGGAGCGGTCGACCACCACGATATCGCCATCGAAGATGCCCAGATCGCGCATGCTGTCGCCCCGCACCCGCAAAAAGAACGTGGCCGCCGGGTGCTGCACGCACAGGTCATCTAGGCTCAGGTTGGCGTCTACATGGTCCTCAGCGGGGGAAGGAAAACCGGCCGAAACCCGGCACAGGAACAACGGCAAGGGCTGGCTGGGCCGCGCGAGGCGGCCGAGAAAGGTAACGGGCATGGTGGCACTCAACTACTACTGTATACGCATACAGTATAATCAAGCGCCTGGCCTGGCAACGCCAGCTGATGGGTGGAGTTACAGCGGGTCTACGATCGCCCCAGCGTGTGGCCACTACCGTAAGGCGAAAACCATCAGCACTACGAAATTCAGCACCAACAGGCCGACCACAAGCCTGAGGGTAGTCGTCACTTGCCGGAGCTTCATCTCAATTGCCGTAGGGGTGGCAGATGCAGGCCCAGCAACCTTCTCTGGCTGCCCGAGCCACCGTTTACGCCCAAGCATCACCAGAATGAACGACACACCGTGCGCATTACCCAGCAGGCTCTGCGCTACAGCAAATACCTGGGCTTCGAAGGTTAACGGCTTGAAGTCACTGAACCCTAGCGACGTGAACATGGAGGCCGAGAAGTAATAGTGCTCCCACTGCCTGCTGAGGGGTGGGCTGTCCGGGCCGCCGTGAAAAAGGCCTTGGTTGGACATGGACACCATAGAGAAGCAGAGGATCACCAGTACAGCTGCGGCTAGGTAAAGCACGAAAATGATGCTGGCTTCCCACTCCTTGGGATCGATATTAGAGAAAACGTAGAGCCCAACCAGAAAGTACATCACGAAGATCGACACGATCCCGAACCAGAAACCCGCCTTCACAATCCCATAGGCCATCAAGCCAACCAGCAGGCATAGCAGCAACAGGCATTCCCGCTTGTAATCCTTGATCAAGCCGACAACGTAATTCATGCATAACATCCATCTAGTGAGTTACAGCGGGTCGCCCACCAACACCGCCTTACCGATATCGCCCTCGCACTCTCCCTCACCGGGGCGCCATTCCAGCGTGGCACCCTCGCCCACCAGGTCCACGTTCAGAATGCGGTGCAAGCAATCACCCATGCCGTCCTTGTCGATGGCCACCAGGTGCTGGTCGTCCCAAGCGGTCACCTCATAGTCAAATGCCTGCGCTTCGAGATCCTGCCCTTCGGTGTGGTACTGCAGCGACGCATAAGCCTCCATGCAGGTTTTCCGCTCACGGTTACAGATGATCTCCACACCGTTGGTGCTTCCGTAGACATCGCCTTGGACGGGCCGCCAACCGCCCCAGATGATCAGGTTGTCACCCTGGGCAATACGCAACGGGGGAATGGTGGTCGTAACGCGCTCAAGCGGCGCAGGACTGACAAGCCAGATGGCCGCATAAGCGGCCACCAGGGCAGAAGCGAGGGCAACGCAGAGGTAACGAAGAATGGGCATGGTCGAACTCCTTTTCGTGAGTGGTGCCGTCCTGGCGAAAAATCAGTCTAGCCTAGTTCACGCTGCCGGCCAGAAAATTCAGAACTTAACGGCTGATGAGCAGCAAAAACCCGGCGAGTAGCCGGGTTTCTGAAAGTAGTGACTTCAAGTACGACTCATCTAGGCTCTGTGAGCAAACTGCTCCATCAGCTCAGGTCTAGAACTCTCCAGCGAGAAGAAGCGCTGAATACCTTTGGAGTTGTTTGGGTTCAGACCATGAGCATGACTAATGGAATCAGCAGTTAGATTTATAATTAGCTCACCCTCATGCGAAAGCAAACCAAAATCTAAATATATCTTATAAATACGCCGACTATTTTTCCCCAACTCGAATTTCACACCGACCTGCTGGGTTTCTATTTTAGTTGGCTCACCGTCGGTTAGATACTTGAATTCTACAACATGAACCATACCCTTATCTGGGCGGACTCTCCATGCTATCGGAAGGTCAGTCGGCGATATCATATACTCGACCTTAACCCCCCTTTGCTCTCTAGAGTCAATTTTGTTTAACTCTTGCTGGGAGACGGGAATCCATTCGTCTTTAGTATGCGCGTGCATTAGACTCTCTCCACAAGTTGACCGATCATCGCAACGGTTAATCTGTAGTTATTAGCAGACTCCGTAGTCACACCCATTACCTTTTGACTATCGAGCACAATAACACCCCACAAACTACCATCGCTACATTCGACCGGCATTGCCACAATGGATCTTGGCGGTATTCGCCCCTCGTTCAGGTACTTATCCAAAAACAACACTGATGACTTCGTCACCTTAGCATAAGATTCTTTGATTTTCTTGCCAGTGGTCGGAAGGATTTCGGGCAGATCCGGCCGGCTGGCAACCTCCCGCCGAGCCCAAGCCTCGCCTGCAACGCCCTCGCAGTTAGATTCGTTCTCGCTGTCAATATAGAACACCGTTTTGGTCTTTAGTGCCATATGACCAGATCGCATATACGGAACCAGATAATCTCCATATGGACGTCTAGTCTTAAATATGCGCCACCACTTGGTTGACCGCTCATTCCAGTGCTTTCTAAACCACAAACCCTTTTCGTACTTAAAAAGAGTTATGCGGTCTCTGTCGTATGTAAACTCACCTTCACTAAAAATCCTATCCCGGTATGAATCAAGTATGTATTGCAGTTTCTCCTGAACCCACGGGTCAGAACCTTGCTTAACAAACATACACACCAAGGAAAGGATTGCAAAAAAAGCAAGTATATATATCGCAAAGCCTTGAACCTCATGAATGAGCCCCCAGACCCACCCCTTGGCCACCCAAGGTTCGTCTCCTTCAAGGTCCATCAACCAAAGAATAAACGAGCAAGACACACCCGCTATCACATAAACTTTGCTAGCCGCATTATAAAGAAACTTCCTTTTAGGCCCAGCTCTCAGCATTTATACTCATCTTCCATTTATTGTTATCAGGCTTGCCGCAGTTCAAAATAAGTTGTCGTAATATTTCAGGATTATGGAACAGAAACGCCATTACAACTAACAATCCTTAGCACGCGCGCGTCCGTACCACGGTGTAGCGCGTGTAGGTACTCAGCAGTAATCTCCGGCCTCCAGGCGTTTCTGCACCAGCACCGTAAAACCATATATATGTTCCAACTCATGCGCCAGCGCTCCCAGGCGCTTACCGATGGCGTAGTTGTCGTCGAGTTGCTCGGGAGCTATCGGCACAGGGTGAGTCCCTTCTCGATCACCGGGCCTACGCTGACCTTGGTGCCTGGAATCTCCGCGTTGTCGAGCCAAACGGATTCCAGATCATCCAGCCCAAGCGCGCCGGCCTTGCCCTTGGCTACCCCGTTGAGCGGGTACATACGGCCAGACTCGGCATCCATCACCGTGACGGCGCGGCCCGCGTGGCACGCGACATAGCCCTCTTCAAAGGTGAACGGCCAGGCGTCGCCGAAGTCCTCGGCGCTGATCAGGTCTTGTTGAGCGGCAAACACAGCCGACGTGAACAGCCCAACGAGTGCCAGGCTTATGAGTCCTTTACGCATTTTCTATCCCTTTAATTCAACCAAACATCGCCCGCTGCCAGGTGTCCTCGCCAACAATGGAAATCGGCGTGCCGGATTCGCGTAGTTCTACGGCCTTCATGATCTTTAAGCCGTAGCTGCTGTGCCGCCATTGCTCGTTACCAATGCTGCCAACCACTAGGTAGTGGGTCTTTTTGTTCACCCCTCCGCCGATAAGGCCGCCTCGCTCCTCAACAAGCTGCTGGCATGCCTTGCGCGGGCCATAGGCCATGGTGCCGGTGAAAACATACAGGCGCCCGTCCCACACAAGTTCAGGCGCTGGTGAGTTGAACGGCAAATCATTAGCACCAGCGTAGCCCTGCCCCTGGGTCGCCTTCGCCAATTCAAGACCACCAAATCTCTGAAGGATGCTCAGCAAGTCAGCCGATTCGTCAGCATCAAGTACCCCGTCAGCAAGCATGAGCTGCAGGCGCTGGTATAGAAGGTTGATCACAGGGTCATCGAGATGAGCCAGATTGGCTTCTAGCCAGCTCTGAAGAAAACGAGCTTCCTCAATTGTGACCACACCATCAGCGGTAATACCCGCCGCTAAGCCTGCCAGGGCATCTGCTGCTCTGCGGTCTATGCGCTGAGAATTGAAAAAACGGCTGTTTTCAAACTCGTTGTGGAGGTCCATCCCTGCATCCTCATCGTTTGCCTTACTTCTGAGCGCCTCTGGCCATCGCGGCCAGTGCGGCAACCATCTTGTGCGAGTGCTTCCGGTCGCCTTCAGGCAACTGGCGGTAGTGCTCGACGAGTTCGCTTTCGTCACTGCTGAGACTGTTGCTGAGCTTGGGCGTACGCTGGCCAGTGACCACATACAGCACATCAACGCCCTGCTCTGCCACCGCCGCCAGATAAGCTGCATCGGGGAAGCGATCCCCTTTTTCATAGTTGCCCTGGGCGTTCGCCTTAACGCCGCCCAGCTCGCCAAAAGCGCCCTGGTTGAGACCGAGACGCTCCCTTTCTTCGCGCAGGCGCTCGCCAATTCCACTCATTTGGATAGAAAACCCCATTGACACCACTCATTTGAGTGGTAATCTGTGCGCCATTGAATGCTTTTGAATGGTTTTGAATGATGCACGCCATCCGTACCCCAGCACAAGCAAAGGCCTGGATCGAAAGCCAGGGCAAAACCGTCAAGGAGTTTGCCGAAGCCAACGACCTCGACCTGCATACCACCTATCAAGTGCTCGCCGGCACCAAGAAAGGCAAGCGCGGCGAAGCCCACCGCGCCGCCGTTCTGCTCGGCATCAAGGAAGGCACGGTCGCACAGTAGTGCGCCCGGCCAATGGGGGAAACGAGAAGATGAAGCGCCCGATTCTTGATAGCCGCCGCCGCGCCGTGTTGGCAGTGGTAGCCGCCTTCCCAGGGGGCCGCGAGTGCGCCGCCACCTGGCTTGGGCTGGATCTCAAGCAGTTCGACAACAAGCTGTACGAGAACCCCGGCCACCGCCCGCTGACGGACGAACAAGTGCTGCAGCTGGAGAAGGTCGCCGGCACCAGCTACCTGCCCGACTACATCAGCGGCCTCTACAACGGTGTGTACGTCGCCATGCCCGAGCTGGCCGAGCTGGACAACATCGACCTGCTCGAACGCGCCATGACCACCACCATCAAGCGCGGCACCGTTGACGCGATGATCCTCACCGCCCTGAAAGACGGCGAAATCAACGAGGCCGAGCTTGCCAGCATCATCTGCGCCCACCGCCAACACATGGCGGCGCGTCACGCCGAGGTGAGTTCCATTCTCGCCCTGCACAGCAAACGCCAGGAGCCCAAGCCATGACAGCACCCACCGGCGGCGGCTACCGCGTCAAATGCCCAGCCTGCTCAAGCCCCATGCGCATCAAGGACAGCAAAGAGCAAACACCCACGTTCAAGACCATGTACGCCCAGTGCACCAACATGGCCTGCAGCCACAGCATCATTGGTTCGCTCTCCTGGGACTTCGCCCTGGTGCCGTCCGGCATCGACCGCCCGCGCGTGGTGCTGCCCGTTGCGCCCTCCGCGCAGCGTAAGCAGGCCCAGCGCGACAGCCGCCCCGAGTCCAACCAGCTCGACATGCTCGACGCCCAGGAGGCCACCGCATGAACGCTCCGCTGCCATTGCCGCATGACTACCGCAGCCAGATGCAGGCCAAGGCCAAGGCGTTCCTGCAGGCGCACCACGCCGAACACCTGGCCGATGACGCCCAGTTGATCGAGCGCACCACCAGCCACCTGGTGCATTACCACGACGTGCCACTGTTTCTGGCGCCGCGCCTGGTAGAGCTGGCCATCACCGAGCTGCAGCCCTACCGGCGCGTGTGGTTCGGCATCGACCTGGCCAGCGGGCCGGATAGCACCGTCCACCACCACTTCACCTAACCCAGCACCGCCCAACCCCTGCCCGCCTTGCGTGGGTAAGGGGGAGTTACACCCAGCATTCGAGGTTTGCGCCATGCAAAACGCCGTCGAGATCCAGTTGCAAATGCCCAAGCCAGTCGCCGAGGCCTGGCTTAACAGCCTGCGCGAAGAGCTGCGCCAGGGCATGCAGCTGCATTGGTACGCCGACCGCTACCGCACCGTGCCGGCTGGCCTGCGCAGCCAACGCATCCTCACCGATTACCCGGCCCTCGCCGGCCACAAACGCACCATCGGCGCGCTGCAAGCCGCGCTCAATGTCTCCCAACAAGGCCCAGCAGAATGAGCCAGATGCAAGCCTCTCTACGCGACGACGTCCTCAAGCGCCTGCGCGACGAGTTCCCCGACCTCAAGCCCATCCGTGGCACCAAATACATGCGCAAGGGCAAATGCCCGGCCTGCAACAAGCCGGAGCTCTACACCTTCACCGACTCGCCCTGGCTGCTGATCTGCGGCCGCGGCAAGTGCGGTGCGCAGTACCACGTCAAAGACCGCTATGAAGAGCTGTTCAACGACTGGAGCGAGCGCGTACCAGCAACCGACCAGCAGCCCAACGCCACCGCCCGCGCCTACCTGGAGTTCTCGCGCGGCTTCCGCCTGGAGCTGATCGAAGGCTGGTTTACCCAGGAGAATTTCTGGTCCCGCGAGCTGAGCGCTGGCAGCGCCACCGTGCGCTTCCCGCTCACCAAGGGCGGCTACTGGGAACGGTTGATCGACCGCCCCGAGCGCTTCGGCAAGCAGAAGGCGCGCTTCGCCCCCGGTGCCAGCTACAAAGGCGTGTGGTGGTGCCCGCCCTCGGTTGACCCTACCCAGATCAGCGAGCTGCACATCGTCGAGGGCATCTTCGACGCCATCGCGCTGCTGCACCATGACACGCCGGCCGTCTCGGCCATGAGCTGCAACGCCTTCCCCGAGCAATCGCTACGCGAGCTGAAACAGGCTTGCATCGACGCAGACCGCCGCCTGCCCACCCTGGTGTGGGCGCTGGACAACGAGCCGGTAGCACGCAGCTACACCCGCAAATGGGTCAAACAGGCCCGCGCCATGGGCTTCACCTGTGAAGCCGCGTTGATCCCACAAAAGGGCAAGAAGACCGACTGGAACGACCTGCACCAGCGCTGGGCCTTTATCGACGACGCCGAGCAGCGCGCCGCCCGCGTAACCGCTGACCTGGAAGAAGCCCGCTACCAGGGCGCCCTGCTGATCGCCGAGAACGCCAGCGAGAAAGGCTTGCTGATCTACCAGCGCAACGAATGGAAGGAGTTCCACTTCGGCTTCGACAACCGCATGTACTGGTGGTCGCTCGACCTCGACAAATACAACAAGGCCATCCAGGCGATCGAGGGCGACGACAACGGTGCCGACCGCGAGCTGAGCAACAAGGAAATCCGCGAAAAGGCCTTGCGCCTGTCCGGCAGCGTCAACGAAATCGCCAACTGCTACTTCGAAGCCCTCTACTACCAGCGCAACGATATTACCGACGAATCCTGGTACTACCTGCGCGTCGACTTCCCCCACGGCGGGCCGAGCGTCAAGAACACCTTCACCTCCAGCCACACCACATCCGCCGGCGAGTTCAAAAAGCGTCTTCATGGCATGGCCGCCGGTGCCATGTTCACCGGTACCGGCCAGCAGCTTGAAAAAATCATGAAGCTGCAGACCTACGGCATCAAAACCGTCGAAACCATCGACTTTGTCGGCTACAGCAAAGAACACGGCTGCTACGTGTTCGGCGATATCGCCGTCAAAGATGGCCAGGTCTACGAGGCCAACGCCGAGGACTTTTTCGAGTTCGGCAAGCAGCGCATCAAAACACTGCAGAAGGGCGTCACCATCCGCCCCAGCCGCGATGCCAAGGCCTACAGCAGCGAATGGTTCAAGCTGCTCTGGACGTGCTTCGGCGCCCAGGGCGCGGTTGCCCTGGTGTGGTTCTTCGGCTCGCTGTTCTGTGAGCAGATTCGCGCTCGCTGGCAGTCCTTCCCCTTCCTGGAGGCAACGGGCGAGGCCGGGGCCGGTAAAACCACATTGCTAAACCTGCTGTGGAAGCTGCTCGGCCGCCCCGGTTACGAGGGCTTCGACCCGATGAAATCCACCAAGGCCGGCCGCTCGCGCCTGATGGCCCAGGTGGCCGGCATGCCCGTGGTCTACCTCGAGGCCGACCGCCACAGCGACGATAAGCCCCACGCCAAAACCTTCGAATGGGACGAGCTGAAAGACTTCTTCGGCGGCGGCACCCTGGCGACCAAGGGCGTCAAAACGGCAGGCAACGAGACGTATGAGCCACCGTTCCGCGGCACCATCGCCATCAGCCAGAACGCCGCTGTAGTTGCGCATGAGGCCATCATGACCCGCATCTGCAAGCTGCATTTCGTGCGCCCCCAGGTAACGCCCGAGAGCCGTGCAGCGGCGGACAAACTCAACGCCCTGGACGGCGACGTGCTCAGCCACTTCCTGCTGCAGGCCATCAAGGCCGAGGCCGGCGTGCTGGACGCCTTCGCCGAGTACTTCCCCGGCTACGAATCGCGCCTGCGCCGCCTGCACACCCATTGCTGGGAGTGCGAAACGCCCTACGCCACCGCCAACGAAAGCCACGCCTGCCCCAGCTGCGGCAACAAGCTGCGCGGTTACATCCGCGTCGAGCGCATCAGCAAGAACCACGCAATGCTGCTGGCCCTGCTGCACTGCCTGCGCCAGGTGGTACCCGTCATCAGCGACGCCCAGGTCAGCGCCACGCAACGGCAGATCATCACCATGGCCCTGGAGCGCCAGGCCTCGATCAGCGCCGACCACCAGCACGTGGCCGAGTTTTGGGAGGTATTCGACTTCCTCGAAGGCCTCGACGGCGAAGGCCCGGTGGTCAACCACAGCAACAACCGGGAAAAGGGCGAAATCGCCATCAACCTCAACGACTTCTACGAGCGCGCCCAGGAGCACAAACAGAAGCTGCCGGACATCAACGTGCTGCGCGACCTGCTGAAAGAAAGCCGCTCCCGCAAGTTCGTCGAGGCCAACGTCGCCGTCTGCAGCGCCGTGCGCAAGCACCAGGCCAAGCGCAACAACCTCACCGTTTACAAATCCCCCACCGTCAAGTGCTGGATCTTCCAGCAGCAACCCACCGCTGGCTCGGCAAAGCCGGCTTAACCCCCGAAGGAGAACCACCATGCAACTCAATAACGACACGCCCACCAGCACCGCCCTGACGCTGCTCTTTAGCGCCCTGGCTGCTGTCGCCCTGTTCGCCCTCTGCAGCATCGTCCCCGACGCCCTGCAGGCTGCCATTCACTGACCCAACCGCCCAGGCGCGGCAACGCCTGGGCAACCCACCCCGAAGGAGAACCACCATGCAGAACACCAACCAAACCCCGAAATGGCTCGACCTGTTCATCACCGCGTTCGGCACCCAAGGGCTGATCGCCCTGGCCTGGTGGGCCGGCGCATTCCACGCCCAGCGCATCCGCGAGCTGCAGGCCACCTACCCCATCCTGCAGATCACCGGCGGCGCCGGCGTGGGCAAGTCCACGCTGGTGGCGAACCTGTGGAAGATGGCCGGCAGCGAGGGCGAGAGCCGCAACGCTGACAGCTGCAGCATGGGCGCCTTGCTCGCCTTCCTCGTCCGCGCGATCAATCGCCCTGTGGTGGTGGAAGAGAACAACCGCGGCGACGAGTACTTCGATTGGGGAGTCCTGCGCCAGTGCTACGACGGTGCCGTGCTGCCCGTGCGCGTCAGCGGCACCGACGAAACGGTCAACACCTTCACCTTCCAGGGCGCGCTGGCGTTGGTCGGCGGCGAAACCGAGGTGCTGAACCGTCGCATCGTCAACATCCACCTGCCGCTACAACGGCGCACCGCCGAGGGCCGCGATGCAATCGAGGCACTGCATGAGCTGCAGATCACTGAAATGGGCAAGTTCGTCGAGGCCGTGCGCGCCAACCGCGAACAGGTGATTTACCGCCTTGGCCACGTTCCTGCCTACGCCGAAAGCCTGCACGAAGAAACGGCACCAGGCCTGCACCACGACACCGCCCGCAACCACGCCCAGCTGCGCGCCCTGCTAGATCTGCTGGCCGACCTGTTTCCCATCCCCGCCGATGCCCTGCACCACGCCCACACCGAGGTGTGCGGCATGGCCTGGGTGCATGCGGATAGCAAGGGAGCGCAGGCATGAGCAACGAACTCACCTGCACCGTCACCGAGCGCGGCTTCCCCTACATCAGCTTTGAAGACCGCTACGGCGAAAGCTGCTCCCTCCAGATCAGCAGCCTCGCCGGCGAGCAAGTGCATTGCTGGTTTGGCGTCACCAACCCCTCCATCCAGGTCATGGAGCAAGGCAAGGGCTGGCAGCCCGTCAAGCTGCCGAAAGGCGCACTGGTCAGCGGCCGCATGCACCTGAGCCAGGACCAGGTGCGCGCGTTGCTGCCGCACCTGCAGGCCTTCGCGGAAACCGGCGAGTTCGCCTTCGACCCTCTCACCTGCTGACCCAACCCAGCCCCGCCGAGCGGCAACTCGGCAGGGCTGCCCGAAGGAGAACCACCATGCACCTACAACCCCACCACCGCTGGCCGCTGCTGGCCATGGTCGCCGCCCTGGCGGGCGTCACGGCCACGTCGGTGGCCATGGCCATCGCCGCGCTGATCGACGCGCCAGTGCTCGCCGCACTGTTCGCCGGCGCCGCCGTGGTGCTGGACCTGTTCAAGTACGTGGCGTGGCCGCTGGCCCTGATGCTGCTGGCAGCCCGCCGCACCCTGGCCGCGCTGCTGATGATGGCCAGCGCCCTGGCCCTGGGCACCGTTTCCGGCTGGGCCACCTACGACCGGCTCATGACCTCGATCATCACCAGCCAGGCCGAACACCAGGCACAGCACGAACAACGCCAGGCCGACCTGCTGGAGCTGCGCCAGGCCGACGCAGCCCGCATCCAGCAGCTCGACGCCGAAGCGGCCGCCGTCCATCACCAGGCCAACGCCCTGCGTGAACGCGGCATGGTCACCCGCGCCCTGGAGCTGGAGGCCGCCGCCCTCGCCCGCATCGACACCCTGCGCGCCGCCGCTCAGCAACGCCGCGACACCGCATCGCAGGAACTCACCGCTCTACGCAGCAAAACTGCCAAAGCCGCAGGCCTGTCCCAGGCTCTGGCCACCCTGCTCTGCCTCGGCTTCGCCCTGGCGCTGGAGGTGGTGCCGGCCCTGATCCTCTGCGCGCTGCGCCCCGTACCCGTTACCGAAACCGCGCGCGCTACTGCGCCGGAACGCCAGAAACGCGCCGAGGAACACCACCAGGAACACCCGGAAACCGAACCGGAAACGCCAGCAGGCACAGACCTACCGGCCGAACTGCTGCAACTGATCGCCCGCACCGAAAGCGGCGCCAAGCTGGCTGTCCGGCAGGTAGCGAAGGAATTGAGGATGGGCAACGAGAGAACCACCCGACTGATGCAGCAGGCCACAGAAGCCGGCCTGCTGAGCAAGACAGCCGCCGGATACGTGGCGGCATAAAGAAAGGCCCCGGTGAGCGGCAACTCACCAGGGCCAACCAACCCCGAAGGAGAACCACCATGCAAGTGAAACCCAAAGAAGTCAGCGCCGATAAGGCTACCACACCGGGCCAGCGAACACGCCCAGCCCTGGCCGGCAGCCGCCTGGACCTCCCCAGCATCTGCGACATCTGCGGCAAGCCCCGCTCAACCGGCAAGCACGCCGCCTGCAGCCGCACCCGCCAGCAGACCAAGCAGGCCGAGTGGTCGGCCTTCATGGCCGAACTGGCCGCCAAACGCCTCGCCAAACAGGAGCGCCGTCGTTATGGCCGTTGAAATCCGCTGCCGCTACGCCACGGGCACCTACGTGGCCACCGTCAAGGGCGAGAAGCGCACCGCCAGCAACACCATCAGCGCCCGCCACGCCGCCGAGGCCATGGCCGTCAAACTCGGCCTCGATCCGGCCCACTTGGTGGAGAAAGAACGCGACCTGATCGACCCGAAAGACCGCGTGATCTTCACCCACCCAGGAGACCCGGCATGAAGACGGAAACCACTCAGATCACCAAACTGCTGATCAGCGACCTGATGGGAGAGCCATACAAGCTGGATCCGGTCACGGTGATTCTCGAAGACAATGGGCACCGCGTGATTTCGATGGCTGACGGGAGTTACGCCACGCGACAGGGCAAAATCATTGTCGAGTGCTACGGCAAATCGTGGTCAGCCTACTGGGGCGGCATGGGTAACCGGACGGTGGCCCAGTTCTTCAGCGACGAGCATTGCGACTACCTGATCGGCAGCCTGGCGCCGAGCCTGGGCGCGAACCGTTTCAGCGGTAAAGCCCTGGTCAGCATGGCGAAGCGCGTGGTGCTGGATTGCCGGCGTGGGCGCACGGCCAACCACCACCCCTACAGCATGGACAAGGAAGATGCCCGCATCCTGTTCGAACGCATTGAGCGCGAGCTGGAGCTGGTCGAGCGTGAGGATCACTGCTGGAACCACTCCGACCTGCTCGCCGAGCTGTTCAGCGACGAATGGTGGCACTCCGCGAGTGAAGCCACCGAGCCAAACCCTGACTACCAGTACCTGCAGCGCATCGTGCAGGCCGTTCAAGCGGGTCTGCGTCAGGCTGGGCTGGTGAATGTGCAGGAGGTGGCCGCATGAGCTCCCTACGCCAAGGCGACATCTTCGCCGGCGGCGCCCAGCGGCTGCAGATGACCGAAAGCATTGAGCTGACGATTCAGTCCCTGCAGGCCTACGGTGCTGACCATGACCACTGGGGCATCGCCTGGTCAGGTGGCAAGGACAGCAGCGCCACGCTGACCCTGATCATCTGGCTGATCGACAGCGGGCGCATCAAGGCGCCCAAAACGCTCACCGTGTTCTACGCAGACACGCGCCAGGAGCTGCTGCCCCTGGCCAATGCTGCCAGCCAGATCATGGACGAGCTGCAGGAGCGCGGTATCCACGTCGAGGTAGTCACGGCACCGATGGACAAGCGCTTTATGGTCTACATCCTCGGCCGTGGCGTGCCGCCACCGAACAACAACACGCTGCGTTGGTGCACCCGCCAGATCAAGATTGACCCAATGGCCCAGGCGCTTGAACAGCGCCTGGCCGAACTCGACGGCAATGTGCTGATGATCACCGGTGTGCGCCAGGGCGAGAGCGCGATCCGCGACAAGCGCATCGAGATGAGCTGCGGCAAGGACGGTGCCGAATGTGGCCAGGGCTGGTACCAGAAGGTGCTGCCCGAGGCCAAAGGCCTGAAAGGTCGCCTCGCTACACTGGCGCCGCTGCTGCACTGGCGCGTGTGCCATGTGTGGGAGTGGCTCAAGCACTGGGCGGCACAGGCTGAGTTTGGTGACTGGTCCACGGCCACTATCGCGGATGCCTACGGCGGCGACGAGGCCGAGGAAATCAACGCGCGCACTGGCTGCACGGGCTGCCCTCTGGCCAGCAAGGATGCCGCGCTAGATACCATCCTGCTCAGCCCGCAATGGGCGTACTTGGCGCCGATGAAGGGCATCAAATCGCTGTGGCGCGAGCTGCGCGAACCACAGCACAGGCTACGCAAGGCTGGCATAGAGCGGCTGAAAAACGGCAACGTCGCCGCCAACCCCCAACGCATGGGGCCGATCCTGCTGGAGTCGCGACTTATGGCGCTGGATCGTCTGCTCGGCATCCAGGCGGAAATCAACGAGGCGGCCGAACGCCTCGGCCGCCCGAAGGTGGACATGATCAACGCCCAGGAAGAGGCGCGAATCCGTGAGCTGATCGCCGCCGAGACTTGGCCGGATGGATGGGAGGGCGACGAGCCGGTCGCCACCACCCCGCTCGACAAGGTTTACGCGGACGGCTCCGTCCAGCCGCTGCTGTTCCTGGAGGTGCAATCGTGAGCCACCAGGTAGTCACCGCCGGCCGGCGCTGTGGCAAGCGCCTATGGCCACTGTTCGGCTACGCCCAGGCGCACGGCTGGCAGATCACTCGTACCAACGGCGGCCACCTGCGCCTGACCAAGCCTGGCCGCCCCATCGTCCACACCAGCAGTACGCCGAGCGATTGGCGTGCCGTGCGCAACGCCGTGGCCATGCTGGCCAGGGCAGACGGTTACTGCGTAGTGGAGACGGAGCATGCAATCGTGGAGGTGGCCAATGGCTGACCGGGCCGACAGTCAACACATGCACGAATGCGAGGCGCGCCACTGGCTGTGCCTCGGCTACACCAGCGAGGCGATGGTCGACGAGCTGCGCGAGAAGGTCGCCGCCAAGCGCGGCGCCGCTGCGGCCGAGCGGCTGATCGAGGAAATGCGCCGGCAGTGGAAGTGCCGTAGCGAGTGGCTCACGTAGAGCACCCGGCCCGGCCGTCATCCTTGCCCGATGCGCGGCCGGCGGGCGTGCGGCGAGTATAACCGTCCAGCCCGGCAAGAATCGGGCACTTCATCTTCTCGGCCCGTATTTGGGCCGAGCTTCTTTCGGGTCCATACACTGGGCCTTTCGTTGTGCCGGGGGGCGCAAATGGCAAAGGGTGTAGAGAAACGCGGCGATAGCCTGCGTGTGTATTTCCGTTATCAGGGCGAACTTTGCCGCGAGCCGTTCAACGGTGACGCCACGCCCGAAAACATCGCCCAGGCCGAGCGCCTGGCCGGCATGATCGAGTATGAAATCAAGGCGGGCACGTTCAGCTATGCCCGCCACTTCCCCGACTCGCCGAGGGTGAAAACCAACACCCTCGGCCATTACATGGACCTGTGGCTAGAGATCAAGCGTAACGAGATGGCGCCGTCCGGCTACCGCACTTACAAGAGCAAGGTCGAGACGCACATCCGCCCGCGCTGGGGAGATGAACAGGCCGACGCGATCGACCACCTGCACCTGCAGGAGTGGGTGCATAAGACCCTGATGCCTGCCCTGCATAACCGCACGGTGCGGGAGATCGTCAGCCTGTTGAAACAGGTATTCACCCTGTACCGCGCGCGCAACCGCTCGGCACACGACCCGACCGAGGGCATCACCATCCGCCAACCTGACCCGGACGAGGTCGACCCATTCGACCGTGAGGAAATCGACGCGATCCTCAGCACCCACACGGACAAGCTCCAGGAGCTGTATCTCGCTCAGTTCATGCTGTGGACGGGGCCAAGGGTATCGGAGGCCATTGCGCTGGCCTGGGAAGACGTCGACCTCAAGGCCGGCACGGTGAGATTCCGCCGCGCCCAGGTGCGGGGCGTGTACAAGGTGACGAAGAATCGGCGATCAACCCGCGAGGTGCGCTTGCTCAAGCCCGCGCTCCAGGCGCTGCACGCGATGGCCATGCACACGCAGAAGCTCAAGCCGGTGGAAGTCGAGGTGCTCGACCGAGACAACAAGACCAGGAAGCGCCAGGCGCTGCGGTTCGTGTTCCATTGCACCAGCACCGGCGCAGCGCACAGCAGCTCGGACATGCTGCTCAAGGGATTCTGGCGGCCACACCTGGCAGCGGCCGGCGTGCGCTATCGAGGGCCGAACAACTGCCGCCACACCTACGCCAGCCAGTTGCTCACCACCGGCGCCGTCACGCTGCAGTGGCTCAAGGATCAGATGGGCCACACCACCATTGCCATGCTGGAGCGCCACTACGGCAAGTACATCAGCAAGGACGGCCCGGACATGATCCCTTTGCTGGAGTCTGCGTTAAGGCTTTAAAATCGCCCCCTGCTAAGGAACCATGACGCCTAGCATTCACTTGCAAAGACAAACCAAAAAACAAAACGCCTTACAGCCAAGGAAGTTTATAAATTGTTTACATACAAACCCGAGCTAGACGGCTTAAGGGCTTTAGCCGTACTTAGCGTAATTTTTTTCCATGCAGGACTACCCTTTATTCCCGGTGGCTTTGTCGGGGTCGATATTTTCTTTGTACTTTCAGGCTACCTGATTACTTCGATAATACTAACCGAAATTCAGAACGATAGCTTTTCGTTCAGCACATTTTACGAGCGAAGGATAAGACGACTTGTTCCACCACTCATCCCAGTGCTATTGGCAACCTGGGCATTATCCTTTTTACTATTTGAGAAAGAACAATTCCACGACACCACAAACAGCCTTGCTTCGACTCTAGCAATAGCAGCAAATTGGTACTTTTACTCAACGGTCGGATACTTTGATGGCCCTGGAGAACTTACCCCGCTTCTCCATATGTGGTCACTTGCCATTGAAGAGCAATTCTATTTATTTTTCCCTTTTTTGCTACTTGCGGCTGCCAAGCTGAAGAAAAACCCCGCAAAATTAAGCATCACTATCCTTTTCGCATCCTTTGCCTACTCCTGCTACCTTATCTATATTGCGAATATAGACTTAGCATTCTATGGCACTCTCGGTAGGATCTGGGAACTCCTAATAGGCTCCTCACTTGCGTGCTTCAGATTGGCACCACCAAGAAGCAAACAAGCGGCTGACATATTTGAAATATCCGGCATCACTCTCATACTAGCCTCTATTTTCTTATACTCATCGGAAATTGTATTCCCAGGCCCTTCAGCACTCGCCCCCACTGTAGGTACGGCTTTATTAATCGCCGCGTCAGGTCAAGGTCGTTTTATATCACCAATCCTTAAAAGCCGGGCACTAGTATGGGTAGGACTCGTATCGTATGGCCTTTACCTTTGGCATTGGCCACTTTTGGTTTTTATGCGGACAATCAATCCTACCAACGCCCCCGCACTCATAGCCGCAGCCGTCTTAGGCACCTTTGCACTTGCATCGGCCTCTTACTATTTTCTGGAGCAGCCCATAAGACAAAAAAAGGTCCTCAAAACCAAGACAGCCATTTTTAAGTTTGGACTCACAAGCCTGACAGCAGTGGCACTTTTCTCACTATCGGCCTATATGCCTGCGGTGCAAAAAACGCAAATCACTGCAAGCAATAGCATGCGATCACTGATATACGACGATACAAAATCAGCGATCCTAGCCAAAATTGAGACCGAAAAAAATCGATACCTATCCGAGCTAAACTTAAATTTCCATGGCGGATCTTCCGATTTCAACTTAAAGGAGCATGCCGGATATACATGCAGCTTTGATGGCAAAAACACCCAAGAAAGAGTGATGCTATGCCTCAAAATGCAAGCAAAACAAAACAACATACTTGTAATCGGCGACAGCATAGGTAGAGATACTACTCATGCCTTAAAAAGAGCATTCCCGTCCACCAACTTTATAATGCTACACCAATCAGGGTGTCCACCTACAGAGATGCTACATCGAAGCAAAAATATAACTTGCTTCCCAAATCTTGACAGCATCCTTTCAAGAATTTCTAAAGAAATAAAAGTTAATGCAATAGTCTTAAACTTTAGCTACAGACAGCAGGACTGGCCATCTGTCAGAGACAGCATCCCTTTAATGAAAAAAATAACCAAAAATATCGTAATGCTAGGCGTAACACCCGCCTTGGGCAAATCAATTGACCAACAAATCAAGGCCCTACCAAAAGAAGTGAGTGTACCGATAAAAATCTATCGAGAAGATAAGAAGCTTCTCCCTATCGATTACTTAAAGCTCACAGCACGTGCACAGCAGTTAGCAACTGACACAGATATTGCGTTTGCAGATATAGGACCATTTTTCTGTAATGAAAAATATTGCAGCTTGTGGCTCAACGACTCCTATGACAAACCAATCTTCTGGGATAACCAACACATAACCCATGAAGCCATGACGCATTACGGAAAATATCTTTCTGGCCTACCACAAATACAAAAAGCAGTGAGAGCCACAGAAATCTAG